TTATGCAGCATTATTTTTTATTTGCTCTTCTATCCATTCATTGATCTGATTTTCACTCCATCTTGCAGATTTTCCTCCTATGATTTTATGCTGCTTTGGAAATTCACCAAGCTTCATATATTTATAAATTGTGCTAACTGCAAGTCCTACTTTTTCGCTCACTTGTTCTTTAGTTAAAAATCTATCACTCATACATCACCTCTTTTCAAATCCTCGTTAAGCAGCTTGGCTATTTTTATGGCAAAATCTTTATTGATGCAAAGGCAATACCCTTTTGCATCAGCACCGTTTGATGGCTTTACGTGGTAGTAGTGGATTACACCATTTTTATCTGGATATTGCTCATGTACTCGAAATTCGTAATTATCCCCAATAGTCCATCCGCATATATCAGATGCTTCTACGATTTTCACACTTTTCTCAATTCTCATTGCTTACCTCAACGATAGTAAAATCATCCATTTCTTCTACTTCCGCAAATCTCTTGGCTTCTTCTTTGCTTTCAAATACAGCATTTTCATAGTAAGGAGCGTCGCATCCAGTATTCCATGTAAGAATATCCATTTCTTTTATGTCTGTTCCATGAAGAATAATGAATTTAGGTTTTTTATTTTCTCTCAAAAACTCACGTTCAAAGCGTTGCGCTATTTTGCTTGCTCTAGCTACTCTCTCTGGTTCAAATAAACTAAAATCTTTATAATTACCAAATTCATTAACTAATTTAAGTGCAAGTGAATGGCACGCATCGTTTAATGATTTACTAGAAAACGCTCGCCCATATTCATCTTGTTTAACAAAGAATAAGGTTTTTTCAAAAATAAAATCAGTCGCCTTAATCATTCAGCACCCCATCCGCTTGTTTATTTCTTTATCTGTGTCATTCCAACCAGCTTTCCATAAGGTTTTATGTATCTTGCTGCCGTATGGGCATGAGTCCAGTTCTTTACGATCTAGTCTTGCTTGTCGGCCTTGTTTATATTCTTTGGTTTTGTCTGGTTCTGGCATAGTTAAACCCTCTCAAACTCATAAACCCATACCCAAGGGTTAGCTTGCCATTGTTTTGATTCATCATTACCATAGATTGAATCCCACAGACCTCTAAACCAAGTTATAGATGGTGTTTTATCTTCCTTAACTATATCTTTAGGTGTCAAGCCGAACCCTTCAGCAATAGCATCTTGTTCTGTTATGTCTTGTAGCTTTTCTTTTCTGATAGCGGTAATTTTTAACTGAATACGTGAGAAATATTCAGGCATTTCTTCTGCTGGTCGTAATCGACATGGGTTTATTTCAGGTGTCTCATATCTTTCATTTTCTTCATTAAATGGTACACCAGCCTCAATATAATCATCACAAGACTCTATCCAGTATTCGTTGAATATTTCGCCTGAGTCATCTTCTTCATAAGGCACACTTTTGTGTTTAACTGTACCGTCTACTACATACTCGATATCTAAATCGCCATCATCTTGATACCATTGTTTTATTTTCCAAGGCTCTTTCACATAGACAATATCCCCAACTTGATATTTCGGTTCTGCATGCGGCCTTCTTGTTTGCGTTTTACGACCATCTAAAATGGCCTTGATCATTTCTTCATTAAATGAAATTGAGTTAATAGGCATGACAATACCTCTCAATAATCTGCTAATCGGCTGATTTGATCTAGTCTATCCCTAAGATCATCCACTTCATCTGCCATATCTTTAAGGACGCTCTTATCTTCTAATTCTTTTTTTAATTCATGATTTTCAGCAATAATGTCATCAATCTTATTTAAAAGGATTGGAAGAACTTCTCCTAAATGACTGTTGTCCAGTAATTGAATAGCTGAAAATAACTCATTAGCAGTCATGTTTTCGGCTGCTGCTAGATTTATTTGCATAATAAACCTCACTTTATCCACAGTAACTGTAGATAAGTCTGTTAGTAGTTTATGGTTAAATTAGGCTAGGCTTTGGAATGGCTAGCTTGGTTATGATTGATTGGTTTGTGGCGGAGTAATTACTACATAGTGCGAATATTCGTTGATTAAGTAGTCTGTATTAAAATATCCATTACCTCGATTGGTAAAAAATGCACGAGCATAATATAAATCTGAATCACCTGCCTTTCTATTATGTAAAAGTAATTCAGTTTTTTGTGATATTCTTTTATCGTTTACTATATTTTCTATGGATATCCAATTAATACTCATACACACCTCAAATAATACCATGCTGTTTATGGTTATAAGGATTGTTGGTCCTTAATGATTCGTGGTAAGAGGGGATCATCTTTATTTGTCCTCCTCTGCTTAAAAACTCTTTGACCTGAGCGCTTAATTTATCGCGCTCTTGTTGCTTTGAATTGGTCGGGCGCATGCTGGCTACTCCAATACTAATATTACGGTATCAATAGACGTTCCTGAGAACTCGTTGCTATACACCTTGGAATAAGTATGCTTAAATCCTTTTATCAGCTCTTTATCCTTTACGCTTGCAGGTAATATAGCCACCAACTTTCCATTCTTATCTAAAAGGCTACTTGCTGCCTCTAGATGAGCTTTCCAGCGTCCTTCGCTATAAGGTGGATTCATAATAATACGGTTAAAACGTTTACTTGTTTTCTCCGCCAGTTTCAAGAAATCGCCTGTGACGACATTAAAGCCTTTATCTTTTAAGATTCTACTGTGAAGCTCACTTATTTCGATACAGGTTGTTTTAACCTTAGGCATGAAATCAGCGATTCCACCAATACCTGCACTTGGCTCTAAACATGTATTACCTTCTTGAATATCCGCCATAGCCACAGCATCTTGAGCTATATTCTCTGGGGTTGGGTAAAATTGATAGCTTCTGTGATCTGGTATCTCACCAGTTCTGATAATCTCCTCAATAGCCTCGTAAACGTTATAATCAAAAGAAAAAACATTGTAGTAATATTTTTCTCTTGGCTTTTCCGTTAATACTCCACCTATTTGCTTTAATACTGAATGAAGTTCTTTTTCTATTGCTTTATTAATAGAGTAAGCTTTTACTTTTATAAACTGCGTAGAAATATCAGAATTAGCTAACTCAGTTATAACCTCAGAAGGGAGAGGCTTATTCATTAACTTAAACTCTTTTGATTGCTTTTTAGGCTTCTGTCTGAATTTTGGCGGAATTGCTGTAGGGTAAAGATAAGCTAAAACCGTGTTAAGTTTCCAAGCCATATCAGGGCTAATTTCAACATGGGCAGTACCTTTTTTATATACTCTTAATCTTATATGCCCATTATCTATAGACATCCATTGGCCAGTAACTTTGAATGCCGCTTTTACTAAGTTGCTAGTTACACCTGATAAATTAACATCTCCTTCACCTGGTAATCCTGCAAACTTACGCACAATAAGCCGTAAGTCATGCAAATAACCAATTTTTCTATAATCTGTATATGACCACGCATTATAGAGTCCACAATCATGGGCATTATCAATAATCATGCGCTTACTAAATCCCTCGGGCTGATTAGTGACATGGCTACCGGACAAAGCTTTAAATACCCCATCTAACCGTTCAGCAAAAAAACGGTCTCTATTTAATAATAAATCAGTAACGGTTGATTTGATGTTATCGTTATTAAACTCAACGGTTTCTAATTTTTTGATTTGCTCATGTAACTCATGCCGTCTTTTTTCTGGCATTATTTCCATTACACCCGTTAAAAGAATAACTTTATTCCAATACTCAGCCTCTAAAGCTTTAACTGCACCTTCTTTTTCTAACAGATAACTTAATGACGGTGGATGGTTATTATTATTTTGCTTAGCATAAAAGCTTCCAAAATAACATGATACCTCGCTCATGCTATTAATTATTTCATTAGAAAAAGAAGTTATTTTACTTTTCTTATATTCAAATTCTGACAACAAACTTCCTATTAGCGTATGCTCAACAGGCGGATAAAATTCAACGTTATTAATTAATTCTGCTGTTTGCATAAATACCTCGCATTAAAAAGCCCTAACTGGTAGGGCTTGTTTAGATTATTTCAATTGATTGGATAGTCGCTGAACACCAATAGTTAATAATTCAGGAATGAACTCTAGTGGTATGCGATTACCTATTAATTCTGACATTTGCTTTTTGTTGTCCTCATAAACAACAGTAGCACTCATAGGGATTTGGGTTATTTGGATTTTCATATCATTTCCAAACGTCAACATAAACCGTGAATGCATTAATATTGTAGAGATAACTCCATCTATGACTTCATTGTCTACAGTTGGGAATTTAGGAAATGGTATTTTATTTTTGATTAACTGCTCTATGCAGGCATCTGAATAAGCTAATGCTTTTTTCCTAACATCTTCTCGATACTCTGGATATTCTAAGCTATTGTTATTTATTCCATATCCACCGGTTTTACGAATAGATGGCAATACTTCACCAGCAACCCACTTTCTAAAACGATAGGGTAGAGTGCCTTTATTGACGGCATCACGGCAACGTAATATTAAAGTAAACAATCCTGATTCGTTGATTATATTGGCTTCACCTTGACGACCTATGTTAAACATAGAGCGTTCGTCATCATCAAGTCTTTCAATAGCTTGTGTTACATTTTTAATATTTAGTGATTTACAGACATCTTGAGCAACAAACCAAGGTTCATCATTGATTAATAAAGTACGTACTTGATGGTCTTCAAAGTTGAATATAGATAATTGATTAGACATGTGAATGTCTCCTTGCTGATTTCGAATATTTACCTAATTTCGACATTAGGTGCCAAGAGGTTCGAAAGCCACAGCAAGTTGGCTGGAGTTATTTCCCTTTCGGGTATTGTATTCCTCGCCCTCTCGGCATAAATCACAGATATAAAAAATCCGCATGCTATCGGGGCGGTTTAGTCCGCTTGCTGTATAAAGGTTTCGACACCTCGTAAGCAAACTATACAACCCCGTTACTTGCTTGTCAATTACCATAAGTTAGTGGAAAAATCTTTACACATAATTAAACTCCATTGATTGAGTGATGTTTGGCGAACGGGATGTCGTCGTCAAATTCGTTATAGTCAGGTGCAGCCGCTTGTTGATTCTGTTGCGGTCTTTGCTGTTGAGGACTTTGTTGCTGGTCGGCTCGCTGTTGAGGTTGATCTTGACGGCTGTCTAGCATCTGCATTGTGCTTGCATAAATCTTCGTTGTGTATTTATCATTGCCTTGTTGATCTTGATACTTCTCAGTAACGATCTTACCCTCGAAATACGCAAGAGAACCTTTTACCAGGTATTGTCCTGCCACTTCTGCCACCTTGCCAAACATCGTTATATTGTGCCATGTAGTACGTTCTTGATTTTGCCCATTCTGATCTTTCCATTTCTCGCTAGTTGCTACTGACATATTAGCAACTGCGCTTCCTGATGGTGTATAACGCATGTCAACATCATTTCCCAATCGCCCAATGATTTGTACTTTATTTAAACTAGCCATTTCCAACCTCTTTAACTGTATTTTTAACCAACTCAATAAACTGACTACGCCTATTGATTAATCTTTCTATATCCTGTTCGCAGTCCGATCTATTCAGCCTGTAAACAATTAATTGCTTATGTTCTGGAAAGTCTGAGCAGTAACTTATAAAGTCAACCCATTTGCGCCCTGTACAATCTAAATGGCCTATGAGCTGCCATTTATAACTAGGGTCGAATGAGTTACGTTTTAGTGTTGCGTAGTGAGTAGAGGCGATAACTGACTTAATCTCGATAACACCGTCATCATCAACAAGTCCATCTGGTGAATCGCCATAATCGCCACAATCAAAAAAGCCACCGTTAGTCACATCAACAAAATACTCATTTTCGTATAACATCCTAGCGATTGGCTCTTGTTCGTGACCTCGCTCCATATGCTGATTTGTGAAGCTATACTCTGCCTTTTGATTATTGATAATCTCTAGGGCCAACTGTAAAGCGTAACGTTTAGCCGGCTCACCCAACGCGCCGCCGTCATTAGCCATGATAGTTCCAAAGTTAGAAGCAGTTACCTTGCCAAGCCTTAACTGCTCCCATTCTTCGCTATTCTGTTGGATGTTGTGCCATATCATTATTGCACTCATTTATTAGCTGGTTGATATGCTCTTGTGATAGGGTAGCTCTTTCTAAAACCTTATCTAAATTACCATCCCGCACATAAGCCTCTTTTGCTCTTGTCCACATCCTTTCATTTTGTGGCGTAATAGCTGGTTTATTCGATGCGAATGGCTTCATTAAGCGCAATCCTTCCACTATTTCACCTCTATTTTTAACGTTAGGATCAACATAAATCCTGACTTTGGTATTGCTCCAATCTTCTAAATATCCTGATCCAGTAAGTGTTTTCATCATCTTGCTGTTGGTGGCATTTAAAATCATAGGTTTTAGCTGTTCGCCTTGTCTTATTTCTTTTTCAATAAAGTAGAGCGTGTTAAATAAGTCCTTACTTCGCTTTGTTTTATCACCCTCTAATACGGCTCTTGATACAGTAACCTCTATTGGTTCTTCAATATCTGCACTACTAAGGTAAGGCGAGTTAAACGCTTTTCTAAAATGTGTTTTTGCTTGGCTGTTCTGAGACATTCTTTTTACCTCTAACTAACTTGATTAAATTTCTAACTCCACGACCTGAACGTTTAGCTTTACGATTCGTAAAGAATCCCGTACTAGGCCAAAAATCTATTAAGGTATCGTCTGCTTTTACGATTAAGTGAACTCCACCGTTTTTACTTTCGAACGCTATACCTTGCTCAATAAGTAGATTGGTAGAATAGGCTAAATTTGATTGCCTCTTTTTCTTCTTTATTTCTGACCAATCTCTAAATATGTCGCCCATTGTGTAACTATCGTCATCATTGTTCATAAATCGCCTTTTCCGTTATTAGCGAAGCCTGAATGATTGCCAAAACGAATAGCATTAGTTATTGCTTTGTAATGCCTAATGTTTTTAGGACCTAATGCTTTACATGACTTTGAACAATATCTAGCCCAGCCTCTATTGATGTCTGCCTGTCTTGCTTCAAATTCGCATCCACAAGTTTTGCAATTGCGTTTAACCATTATTGACCTCTTTAATTACCCCATAAGAAAGCAATCTAACCAGCGTGTCTAAGGTCAGAAGATACAGGTTGATCTGGCTAAATTGCTTTCTTATAGGTAGAATTGGGTGAAAGTTAAATGAGTGTTTTATATGGATATGTTATTTGCTGTATGTCTATTTGTTGTGTCGTTAGGATTTTTCTGCTTTTGCAAAGGTTCTTTACGCAAAGTATCAATTTATATTATGGTTCTTTCTGCTGCTTATTTGATGTATAAGTTTTAATTGCCGTCCTTGGCATGGCTAAATTTCTTAATAAGAACTTAGATATTATCAATGATTTTTGTTATTTCCTTGATAAAAGCTGAGCTGTCTAAAAAGTAATTAGGATAAGCTTTTTTAATTTTTTTAATGTCATCAAGTGAAATTAAAACTACTTCAAGTAAACTATCTGCTCTATTAGCTTCTGCCTCCTTTTTTGAATAATGTTCAGTAGCAGTTTTTAAAGATTTGAATGGAGAAACATTTAAAAGTCGAGTCTTTAGATTTAAAACGAGCAAAAAATATTTTGCATCACGAAACTCATCTTTTACTTTTATATTTGATGTTATATGTTTTGTTGCAACAGATACGCCTGCTAATTTATCCAGAATTTTTAGCTTAGTATTTAAGCTTTTTATTTTATTGTGTATTTCAACCTCAGATAAGTTTGCTAGATCAGAGGTTATTTGTTTGTTTTCTTTAATTGAGAATGCTGCACTACATAACTTAAAGAAAGCTCTGTGGCTTTGGTCTCCTTTTCCAGCTTTTATTTTTGATTTGTGTAGTAAATCAAATGTCTCTACGGCTGTTGACCAAGCATGCTGTAAATTAGTTCTGATTTGCAGTTCTACTTTAAAACCTTTAAGTTCAGGATGTTTCTTTCCTGTATATTCATATATTTGATGTACTGATCTATAGCCGTCATCTTTAGGTGTAAGGATATAATCATCTTCATCGACTAAGACAAAAGAGAGATTTTTTTTTACAAAATAGCTTTTTATGCATTCATTTCTAAAACTGTTAACTTGAGTGATATTTTCTAAAATTATTCTTATGCCTGCAATATCCTGCATTCTGGATGCGGACATTCCTTTGAATCTGATTAATTTATTTATTATTGATGGCATCCTCTTTAATCTTCTAGAAAGGGTGCTTTTTTTATATAGTGTATTTCTTGTTAGTTTGCTTCTTAGAGAACCTCTTAGTATTTTCATTGGTATTTCATGCAATGTTCTCCACATTGAAATAATATCTATGTCTTTATCTGCGTCATAATCTATTAATCTATCGTCGGTTAGATCATTTTCTAGAAAATAGCATAATCTCTCACCTGCTTTTTTTACAGAAGATTTGCTCGGTAGGTTATCCATAAGCCATTCCTCATACATTCATGTTTCTCCTCATTATATATAGGTGATATATTTGCACAAGAATTGTTTTATCATTTGTGAATGAATGGTTTCTGAACTCATACTATTCAATTAACTAATAAAACCACCCTGTATAGGATTGTTTTGTTAATTAACTTTCTTAACTTAATGTTTAAATGTAAAATCGCCCCTAAACTTCAAAGGTGGTTAAGTATGTTGGGTATAGCGATTGTTTTTGCCTTTTTTGCAATAACTACAATTGTCTTTTTAATATTCTTTATTAAATTATTAAAGAATAAAAAATATAAATCTTTTATTGTTTTATTGATTATTTTTGTTGTGTTAGCTTTTTTTGCTTATCTTTTTACACTCCAACTTTTTGATTCATTAAAGTGTGCGTATTCTCCATACGGTTGCTGATAATAAGTATGCTAAGTTTGTCCATTCGTCTTAGCTACTGATAACCGCGCATCTTGCCGCTATCATTCCTATCTTATCGGCCTTATGCACCGAACCAGTGGGAAGCTCAAAGCTTTCTGCTTGTCACTGTGAGCTATCATTTAAAGGTAGATAGCCGCTTAACCTTGTATAGCTTTTAACTAATCAAAAGGGCTTCTATTTCTGTTAAGTCCTTTAAGCGTTTCTTCAACTGTTTCGTTCATTTTTCTTTCTCCTGTTGTTTAACCATCTTTAGCAAACGCACTGCATAATGCGCTTGGTGAAGATTGCTACATTGCCCAACTAACAATTGACCAGATAACCATTGCACTAAATAAAGCACCGCAAGTTACGTTTAATATTGTTTCGCCCATCTAAGCCACCTTTAAAGCTATAGCTGATACAGCAGTTAATATAAAAAGAATGTCTAGTGTGATTCTCATTTAGGCGGCCTCACTAGCTAGCTGATCTACTAATGCGGCTAGCTTCTTTTGGTATGCGTCCAAATTAGTAGCACCTGCCCCAAGTTCTATTGAAAAATGCTCTACATGAAATCCTAATAAAACGATATCGTTCTCATCATAAATACGGCTTTCAAACTCGTATTTTCTAAATTCGCAAGTAGTGGAGTACTCAGGTCTTAACTCCTCGACTCTGATATGAAGCTCTGCTAATGCTCTTTTTTGGTATGTTGGTATGATTTTCATCTTTATAACTCCCCATCATTCATAGATAAGTGATCTTCAAGAACCGTGTTATAAGCCAATGTATAAGCTTCATATTCGTCCATTGGTTCCTCATCATCTGTAAAACCTAGTGCTTCACATTTACCAGTAGTTGCTAGCTCATGAGCATATGGCTTTACTTTTCTTTCGATTAAGTAATCTGGTAGTTCAGGTTTATCAAACTTCTCTTGAGCGTTATCAAATGCAAACTGAGCAACTTCTAAGTTTCTTTGGTTGATTAGTTCTGAGTTCATTTTGATAACCCTGTTTTGTGTTTTGATGGGGTTATATTAGCACTGCTATTATTATATGTAAATAGCAATGCTAATATTATTATTAATATTGCTAATATCTTATTGTATCTGTCTGATCTAAAAAGGAATTTATTTTTAAATATTTTAGGTAAGGAGGGGTAAATATGGCAGGCAATAAAAAAGCCCTTGGGAGGGCTTAAGCACTATTTGTTGAGAATGAACAGGTTTTCTGAATTGTTAAGAAAATCAAAAAGGTTCACGCATTCGACATTAAATTCCTTACATATAGTTGGTATTTTTGGGGTAAAACACTTGGGGTCTTTAATATATTTTTCATGTGTAATGATCTTTGCGCCAAGAGTCAAGGCTTTAGCGATTAAAAATGGATCAGCACCATCCGCAAATTTATTTATTTGCTTTCGCGCCCTGTCTGGGTTTATTGGTAAATAATAGTCTTCTACGTATGAGTTTATAGCAGCAAAGTTAATTTGTGTTGTTTCATCATCTATAGGTAGAAAATATGACTTTCTATTTTTGATCCATTCTGCGACATTATCATCTTGTTTTTGAAGTTCAATATATACACTTATAATACTTCGAAAATGTCCTTTTTCAAACTGAGCATCAATAAAATCCCAAAAGGCAGGGCAGAACTGCCTCCTGTAGTAGTTATTCTGTGCATCTATAAATATATTTGAGTCAATTAAATACATTAATTATTTAACTCCTTTTCGGCAAAAGAAGCTAAGTTGCTAGGCTTTATTCCTATAAGATCATAGGCATCACTCAATAAAATCCGAGAATTTAATGCTTCAGAAGTAACCGCTCTTGCTAGCGTATTACTTACACGTGCTTTTTGCATTTTGTTATAGTTGCCGCTTCCATTTGTTGAAGATTTAACTTTATCATTAATAATATTTATATACTCTTGGTATTCTTGCTTAGAAATTAAAGATAAGGTTAATGCTCTTCTGGCAATCACCCACTTACTAACTCTGAAATACTTAGATAATTCTAGCGCACATTCTTCGATATTATCGGGGCTTAAACTTTCCCATTTGTTTTTGAATAAATCTGAAGGAACAAGATATTCTGCTGCAACGGCATTACAGAAAGTTTCTTCATTATCATTATCGTTTATGTTTGTTAAGTTAGATATGGCGGAGCTGCCTATCCATAAATGAGCTAATTCATGAATAAGAGTAAATAGCTGTGCTGATTTAGCATCATTGGTATTGATAAAGATTACAGGGGCAATTTCATCATAGATAGCAAAGCCTCTAAAATCCTCAACACTCAAAGGTCTAGAGGTGTTATTTTTTACTATCCCATTCCGCATTACAAGAACACCTAAAGACTCAATTTTTTTTATAATATCTCTAAATAGATCATCCCACTTTCCCTTAGTTGGAGGTATCTCTATAGCTAATTTTTTTCTTATGTCGCTAACAACTTTATTGTAATTATCTTGAAGTGTAAAATTACCTACTACGCTCTCAGTTATAAGATCATTTTTTATCAAATAATCTTTATACCATTCTTGTTTAATGAGTACATCATTAATTGTATCTCGCAGTTCAGGACTGATGTTCTTTTTAGCACCATCAATAGTTCTTCTGTCAGGGATATTGATGGTTTCAACAGGAGGATTTTTTAAGTATAAATATCCGAACGGTGTGTGTGTATACCTAGCCCACTCCATAGCCTGATTAAAAGTTAATTTAGATACTCCTTGTTCCCACTCTAAAATCATTTCTTGGCTTTTTTTAAATTTAATAGACATTTGTTCCACGCTTAAGCCTTCTCTATTGCGAGACCATGTAAGCATTTTTGGGTTTATAAGAGCCTGCCCCATAAGAACCTGTTTGAATATCTATAAAAAAATCTATTATTTATTATATAGAATAAAAATATTTACGCCATAGCAAAAAGTTGTAATTACAATCTCCATCTATCATCAAAACCCTGTGCTAATCCCATAGCACTGATGACCAAAATACTTTACCTACCACTCTAATATCGTCAAGGCTATATTCTTCATCTTCGTACTCGTCACGATTAAATGAGCGTAATCTAACCCTGTTATTGGGTAGTCTATACAATTGCTTAACTCTTGCTAGTTCGTTCTCAATAACAACAGCGTATATTTTTCCGTCTACTATATTAGTGTTAGCTGTGTCTATTCCGACTACAGAACCGTCTTGTATTAGTGGCTCCATGCTATTACCCGATACAGGGACACAAAGCGCATAATTGAAGCTTACACCTTGCTTGATGAGAGTCTTTTTATCAAACCTTAGCTTTCTACCTGTGTTATGTTCTGACGAAGCTATACGTCCGCATCCTGCGCTTAATTGAATATCTTTAATTAGCGGTATTTCAACTTCGTCATCATCTAAAGGGGTGTTGTCATCCCAAGGACTAATATCTCCAATTACTTCGATATGATCTTGCTTTTTGTTTAGCAATGGTTTGTTGATTAATTTTGCAAGGCGAGGGCTTACTTCTGAGACATCGAAATTTAATGCGCTAGAAAGTTTCAATAGTGCTTCAAGATTTAAAGGTATGCGCCCATTTGCAAACTGGCTAAAAGCGCTTTGATTTGACCAGCCGCATTGCTCAGAAATATCTGTCTGATTTAATTTTCTTCCTGATGCCTTAGCTTCATCTTTTCTAGCTTCATAGATAGATTTTAGACGCAAGCTTTCAGCTTTTTCTTCATCTGTAAGTTCTCTTCTTTTCATGTCACCAATGATATTAGCTTTACTAATACTTGAGCAAACACCATTGCTATTTTTATTTCGTTGATATATATTAGCATTGCTACTATTTATTATTTGGGGCATAAGGAATCCAAAATGAAAGAAATACCATTAAAAGATTACCTAGATAACGGCCTAGGTTCACAAGTGAAAATTGCTGAAGGTTTGGGTGTTAATCAAAGTGCCGTTTCTTTGATGTATAGAAAAGATAGAAACATCATTTTATTTATTGATGAAGAGAACAACGTTCTTAGGGCTGAAGAAAGAAGGCCTGTTCCATCAAAAAAGATTGAAGCCGCATAAACCATATTAAATCCTTGAGTAATTAACGATGAGCAAATTATCCATTGTGAACGCTTAAAGATAAACCACCGAAAATATAGAGAGTTTGTGAAATGAGAGCAGCAGTACAAAAAGCAATTAAATCATATCAAGGTGGCTGGTCAGCTATGGCTGCGGCTTTAGGTATGTCAGTAGATGCTTTAGAGAATCGTGTTTACGAAAAGAAAGGACAATCTTTGGCTTTACATGAAGCATTAATGATTGAGTCTATTAGTGAAACTTCACATATAACAGAAGCAATGGCGGCTCGTCATCATGCTGTAGTTATAACCCTGCCTGATGTTGAACATGAGAATAAAGATTTATTAGTTATCCAGTCTCAACTACAAAAAGCTTTAAGCGGTTTATTAAGTACTGTAGCAAACAGTTATGAAGATGATGGAGTGATTGACCGTAAGGAAGAAAAGCAAATATTAAATGAAAAAACAGAAGCTCACAAAGCAGTTGAGAAGTTTGTACAAGTCGCTTTAACAATTTTCAAGCAATAAAAAACCGCATTGGCGTGCGGTTTAAATAAAGGAGTATCAAACAATGAACCTAATATTAAACGAAAACGTAACAATGTCAAGTAGAGAGTTACTAGACGTTATTAATAATGTAAGAGAACAAGAGGGCGAAAACTCAATTCGCTCTAATGTTTTTCACGCAAGAGTAGCTGACGAGCTATCAGATTTTAACTACAAAAGTTTTGTAGTACAAAATTTGAACAATACGGAGTCAGTTGTTTTTGAGTTAACTAAAGATATGTGCATGCTGGTAGCTATGCGCGAATCTAAAAAAGTAAGAAGAATGGTTTTAGCTAAGTTAAATGGAATATTTTTAAATGTTCCTCAAACCTTACCCGATGCTTTGCGTTTAGCTGCTGACTTAGTGGAAGAAAATAATAAGCAAAAATTAATCATAGAACAACAAAAGCCAGCCGTTGACTTTGTAGACAACTACGTAAAAGCAGAAGGCAATTACAACTTTAGACAAGTGGCTAAGTTACTAAATGCTAAAGAGCCTGAACTTAAATTATTCCTGATTGAAAACGGGATCATCTACATCACAAACGGAACGATGACACCAAAGCAACAACATGTAAATTCAGGCCGTTTTATTGTTAAGACTGATGTAACCAAAACAGGCCACTCATACACACAAATGAAAATAACCCCTAAAGGCTTTAACTGGATTAGTGAGCTATGGGCTAACAGATTAGGAGAGGTAGCATAATGGCAGCACTACCATACATTCAGTTATATACAGCAGATTACTTAGCTGACACGGCCCATCTAACCACTTTGGAAAATGGAGCCTACTTACTATTAATGTTTAATTACTGGCAGCGTGGAGAATCCTTCAAAGCAAAGGATGAACAAACGCTCAACAAACGTTTAGCATCTATTGCTCGACTAACTATTAATGAATGGTTAGAAGTATCGGAACAACTGAAAGAATTCTTCGTAATTATTCAGCATAACGATTGTATAGAGTGGAAACATAATCGTATTGAACATGATTTAGATGCGGTAAGGGAAAAATCCATTAAAGCATCTAATGCTGGAAAGCGTTCTGCTAAAGCTCGTTCAGCTAATACTAATAACGAACGTTCAACGGACGTTAAACAAACGTTGAACCATACAGATACAGATACAGATACAGATACAGATATTAAAAAAAATAATACAAAAAAAACCAAGTCCAGTAATAAAAAATTTAATCCATTGCTAGCTAAACCTGAAAACGTATCTGTAGAAACATGGTCCATGTGGGTTAAGTACAGGTCTGAGATCAAAAAGCCTCTAACTGAAACCATGTGTAAACAACAGGCTGTTGATCTGGTTAACTGTCCTAATCCAGATGACGTTATCAAAAAATCAATTGCTTGCGGTTGGCAGGGCTTATTCCCAAACCCAAAAAATAATATTCGACAGTTCCCCGACCGCAAACCATCCATGCAGGCGAATGTTAGTAATTTTAACTTTGAAGTTGGCCCTAACGGTGAGGTTAAATTCTGATGAACACAGTGAGAAAACTATTCACGATTTTAGATACTGAGACTAGGACCTGTGAAAAGCATGGTGAGTACAAAGCCAATTTAATTTGTTTACGCGATGGTGACAGATGGTCCACCTGTGAACAATGCCAACAAGAAAAACGCGATGCAGAAAACAGAGCCGAACAAGAACGGGCGGCTATCGAAGCTAGACGAGTATCGATCGAAAAGCGTCTAGGCAATGCCTGCATACCGCCACGCTTTCAAAACAAAGGATTTGAAAACTACCTAGCCGACAATGAAGGTCAGAAAAGGGCCCTCGCAAAATGCTTACGATATGCGGACCAGTTCAACGAAAACTACGAGACTGGTAAATCCTTATTGCTTCTTGGTGGTGTTGGTACGGGAAAAACTCATCTAGCCAATGCCATAGCCAACAAGATTATCCGAGAGCAGGGAAGAACGGCCCTCTATTCGACAGTAGGCAATGTTTTACGCCTTATCAGATCCACCTTTAACAATTCGGATACAAGAGAGTTAGACATTTATCAACTATTTTCAGATCCTGACTTATTAATCATTGACGAGATTGGTGTACAGAAGTCTAGCGAATTTGAATTAACGGCCCTATTCGACATCATCAATGACCGTTACGAAAACATGCTACCAACCATCATCATCTCAAATCATGGGCCATCTGAATTACCAAATTACCTAGGTGATCGAGTAGTGGACCGACTCAGAGAAGGCGGAGAGGCCATAGGTTTTGACTGGACCTCCAGCAGAACAAAGGAGGCCAGAGCATGACCATTCAAGAGCGTATTGCACAGGTAAAAGAATTTATTGCAGAGCTAGAAACGCGTACTGATTTTGGAGCAGAGCTAGAGTTAATGTCTCTTGAAGCTCATCTTGAAGAGTTAGCAAAGCAAGGTATTGAGGGCGCATATGACGCATCTAAATATATTTGGGCATGTTCAGTAGATAACAGAGATCGACTAGATAAAGATTCAGAGGAGGCTAGAGCATGAATGTAGTATTAGATGTTTGCTGCGGATCACGCATGTTCTATTTCGATAAACAAGACCAACGTGTTTTATTTGGTGATCAAAGAAAAGAGTCACATACCCTTTGTGATGGTAGAGCCTTGGAGATTAATCCAGATGTATTGCTAGATTTCCGTAACCTTCAATTTAATGACAATAGTTTTAGCGTAGTCGTATTTGATCCACCTCATTTAGTCAGGGCAGGTGATAAAAGCTGGCTTGCTCTCAAATATGGGAAGCTTGGCCAAAACTGGCAAGAAGATATAAAAAAAGGTTTCGCCGAATGCTTTCGAGTACTAAAGCCTAATGGCGTACTGATATTTAAATGGAACGAAATACAAATACCAGTCAAAGAAATATTATCCCTTACGGACAATAAACCAGTATTTGGCCATAAGTCAGGCAAAAGATCAGACACTCATTGGATGACTTTTATCAAGGAGGCTAGAGAAGGATATTCTTTTATCAAGCAAGAAGAATTAGCCAATTTAGTAAATGAAAGAAACTGTTATAGATATGGCTTAAAACATGGTTTTTCGCTTGAAGAAGTGGAAAAAGCCATAAAGGAGGCTAGAGCATGAATGATATAACAAACCCAAAACACTATCAAATATACGAAGGCTTAGAAGCCTTAGATGTTATGAGAGCTGTAATGACTGATGAGCAGTACAGAGGATATTTAAAAGGCAACATCCTAAAATACAAGCTCAGAGCTGGTCAAAAAGGAACTCATGAAGATGCTCTAAAAGACCTTGCTAAAGCTAAACAGTATCAGGCGATATTGGAGGCGGTGAAGTGATGGCAAATAACAAAAAACATTACATCATAGACTCATTAGACAAGACTAAAAACGTATTCAAACTAGCTTATTTGTTCGCTACTCAATTAGCTACTAATGAAGCAGTAGAAGTTATCGTTCGCCCTGCAAAAGCTAAAAGAACGTTAGAACAAAACTCTAAGATGTGGGCCATGCTGACCGACCTATCAAATCAAAAACAGTGGGTTGTTAATGGAGTCCTTCAAAAGATAACCCCTACTGACTGGAAAGACCTATTAACTGCCAGTTTACATCAAGAAATGAGAGTAGCCGAGGGAATTAGTGGCGGAATTGTCTTATTAGGCCGCAGAACAAGCCGTATGACTGTAAAAGAAATGAGCGACCTAATAGAGCTTATGCATTCATTCGGTGCTGAAAACGGCATCAAATGGAGTGCTAGAGAATATGACTTTATCTATTGGAGTGAGGCAGCATGACAGACCTAAGAAAACTAGCTAAGGGCAGAGAATGCCAAGTAAGGCTGGACGGTATCTGCAACCACAACCCAGAAACAACTGTACTCGCTCATTATCGTATGGCTGGTACGTGCGGAACTGGAATAAAGCCTGATGATATGCAAGGGGCTTGGGCGTGTAGTAGCTGCCACGATGAAATAGATCGTCGTACACGTATTTTGGAGAATGAATTTGTTCGATTATGTCACTTGGAAGGGGTTATGAGAACTCAGGCTATATTGCGAAAAGAGGGGGTTATTAAGGTATGAGTCACGAATGCAATAACTTTGTAAAGCTTACAAGCATGAACAAAAAAATATGCTCAGAGTGCGGTAAAGAGTACGAATGGAACTTAAACCAAGATCAAAAGCCATTACTAAACAGTAGCCGAGGAGACAGAAAGAGTCATGAATTAATCGAAGCTTTTGACGAGGAGCGCATGGACATCATAGGACAGAATGGAAACGATGGCGAAGTGTATATGTGCGGTGATCGCTGGCTAGAGACTGGTAGTCCGTGGGGTGCCGAATGAGATGGGCCAAAGTTAGCGACTGGTGCATCGTTTCAGAGGAAGGATACAAGGTGGCTAAATACGGAGAAAAATTCAGAGCATCAAATCCTAAAGGCGAGTTTATAACAGGGTTTGTTAGTGCTGAGAAAGCTAAGAAAGCGTGTGAGGTGGGTAGTGGCAAGTAAAGGCGAAGAAACGTTAATGATGCACTTTAAAGATCACAAGCTAACACCAGAGCGCGAGTTCAGATTTCACGACACAAGAAGATGGCGTTTTGACTTTGCATTCCCAGAACGAAAACTAGCGGTAGAAGTAGAAGGGGGAACCTATACCAATGGTCGTCATACACGGGGAAGCGGTTACGAAAAGGATTTAGAGAAGTATAACGAAGCCGCAAAGCTAGGGTGGAAGGTTTTAAGGTTTAGTACAGGCATGGTTAGCAAGGGCGAAGCAATAAAACAAGTTTTAGAAGTAATTGAGGGGTAGTACATGAAATACACGACAGCGCGCAAAGCATGGCATGATGCATACTATACAGGTAAAGAAAACACAGTAGATCAATTCTTATTGTTAGGTACTACCGTTCAAAAGACCGTAGTCAATAACAGCCTAATGCTATGCATGGATGCGTGGCTAAAAGGCAGGGTGCAAAATGCTATTGCCATGCTACCTGAAAATATCCAGGGTTTTGGTAACTGGATATACTCGCCTATGCGCAATAAAGACGACCTAGAAAGCGCACAAGAGGCTGTATTTGATAACTTCTGGTATAACTTCAAGGCTGAAAAACTAACGGATAAGAAGTGGGAGCAAGTCAAGGAATTAACATTGTGCGCTATCGTTGAATATTTCCATGTGATTATGGGTAATCCTAGTCCTTTTAAAAACTCCGCCTACATATGCAAGTTTTTAAAGGATGAAAAAAACGTCCATATCTCCAATCACAACTGGGTTAGAGACTGGCAATATATATATGATGCCTTATTAAATTCATGTGCTTATATCGATTCTAAAGCGCTAGAACCAGTATCAAAAATCATAAGGCTAGAGTATGATAAAGTTGCTTAAAAATAATAAAAGTTAGATGTTCATGCTAATAAATTATTTATTATTAGTTAAATATTGACAATGAGGATATTTTTAAGCATAATTACCATAATTATTTTTTGCACCCTAAATAAAGTTAAACAAAAACACAGCCCCTAGCCTAATCCGCAGGGGCTTTTTTTATGCCTGAAAACTAAAGAATTAATTATGCCCATACAAACCACATCAACTTGGACGTTAGGAATATATGGGTTCTCTTTCATTGGCCTTTTATCTGGTGTTCATCCGGCGGCTATATGGGGGGCGCTCATAGGCTCTATTATCTATCTTGTTGCAGCACCTCAACATAGACCATTTAAAAAATTCGTATGTTTTTTTACTGCATGGGTAGTTGGGTATTATGTTGCTTTAGAATTAGTTAAGCAGGGTTTTAGCAAGACAGAGGGCGCTATAGCTTGTTTAGCATCGGCAATATCTTTACCTATTATATTTGCAATAATCGATGTAATAAGCAATGGAAAACTATTTGGACTGATATCCGAAGTCATCAAGAAAAGATATGGTGGCGGCAATGATGACAATTAACCAATTAATAGTAAATCTAACAATCATAATCTTACTCATCGTCTTATATTTTTATGCGCGCGACTTCTTCAGGAGTCATGAGCGATGCATTGATACCTATGTTAATGCATTTAAGCTAATAGCTATAAGTGGGTGGGTTATTCATTTAGCAAGTTACAAAGTAGCGCAGCCCAATCTGCCAGCATTGATGCTGCTTATTGTTTTGTTATTTCAGATTTTTAGGTACAGGAACAATATTAAATGAAACTAACATTAACTCGAGAACAATCGAGAGATTATGGCACGTTTGGAACAATAACATTACCCGATGGAAAGACGTTCTATACATTAGAGCTACCAGACAAAGACAACAAACGTCAGGTGTCATGTATTCCTAAAGGTTCATATCAATGCAGGATTGTTAATAGTGCTAAATTTGGGAAAGTTTATGGTGTCTGTGGCGTTCCTAATAGGATAGCTATTCTAATCCACGCGGGTAATTATGGTGGTGATATAGAGAAAGGCTACAGAACAGACATACAAGGTTGCATTCTGTTAGGAAAAGCTAAAGGCAATCTAAATAATCAGCCAGTTGTTACAAGTAGCAGGGTAGCGCTAAAAGAGTTTATGACCGATCTTAATAATGAGCCTTTTGAGCTGCTAATCAAATAATTATCACAACCAGTTTAAACCGTCCTTTGAGGCGGTTTTTTTATGCCTATTCGCATGGGCAATCAAAAGAAACTTACAGAATAATAGTTAAGAGAATAGCGGATGTTTCCCTAAGTTCTTAACCGTTAATTCTGTGCGAACTTAACTATTATTCTATAGGTGGAAACATGACAAATTTAAATACATTCAACTTTGATCAAATGGGATCTGAAAAAGAGGGTAAACCAATTACAACTTCTTTAAAGGTTGCTGAATATTTTGGTAGAGACCATAAAAGCGTTTTAAGATCGATAAGAATGCTTGATTGCTCAAAGGAATTTACATTAGCGCATTTTTGCACTCATGTTCAAAGCATTGCTATTGGTAATGGAGCAACCAAAGAATCAAAAGTATATGAAATGGATTTCCAAGGTTTTATGTTTTTGGTTATGGGATTTACTGGTAAGAAAGCCGCGAAGATAAAAGAAGCCTATATTAATGCTTTTGATTGGATGTACGAACAGATAAGCAATATCAATAACTCCTATATGGAAATACTCAATAAAGCCATGCTTCAGTTTAAGCAAGAGCAGAGTATAGCGAGTTATGCTGGTAGAACATTAAGACAATGGCAAGACAGCAAGCCAGTGCTAGAAAGCAAAATTAATGAAATCGCCTCAAAGGCGCAATTAAAACTAGAGTTAGCTAATGGACACTATCACTAAATACGCTTCTATAGGCTTAGGTGCTATATGCGCTTTGCTCATTATCTACTGCCTACTCTTACGCAATGATAGAGACAATGCATTAAACGAGATAGACAATCTGAATGGTCAGCTTTATACAGTTATAAAGACTAACCTAAACCTAAAAGGCTCTATTGATCTACTAGAGAAGCAAGCAGAACAAAACAGAAGCTACATAACCCAGCTTGAAGAACAAAGAACCATAACCAGTAAAAAGGCTATGGAAGAACTAGAAAGGTTCAAGAATGCGAAAAAGACTAATCCACCTGTTAATAGCTGGGCTGATAGTAAGCTCCCTAATGGGCTGTACTAACAAACAAGTAGTAACCGAAGTAAAGACGGTTTATATCAAGCCGCCAGTAATAACTCCATGTACACGTTACTCAATCCAAGAATGCAAACCAAGTACAAACGGTGAGCTATTCGAATGTACGTTAGAGATAACCAAGCAGCTTAATTTATGTGCTGACCAGGTAGACAGTTTAAGGAGTTGGCAAGATGAACAAAAATGATAAAAGACTGATTAAAGCATCTAATAAGATACAAAAAAGCATTTGATGATCTATTAGGGATAACAAGCTACACAACTAATGAAATAGAAAGCGCGAAATTAGCATTAACAATAGCGATTAACTCTATTGAAACAGAACTGGAAAGGCGCTTAATTGATACAAACCCTAAAGTATAAGAATTAACACTATGGCAAGACCAGCACAAAGAATAAGTTATGAGTGAATAAACTAACTAAGAACCTATTTCTTATCGTTAGGCGATAGGAACCATTATGAGAAAACTTACCAACAAACAAAAACTATTCGTCAAAGAATACCTGATAGATTTAAATGCAACACAAGCGGCTATAAGGGCGGGTTATTCAGTAAGGTCAGCATCTTTTATAGGTATGGAACTACTAAATAAAACCATAGTTGCAGAAGCAATAAAAGAAGCCATGGATAAAAGAACAGAAAGAACCAAGATAAATGCTGATTATGTGCTTAATAGACTGGTTGAAATAGACCAGCTAGACGTGGCGGATATACTGAGTAATGAAGGAGGCATACTACCCATAAAAGAGTGGCCTAAAGTATGGCGACAATCGATAAGTGGCGTAGATGTGCAAGAGCTACTTTCTAATGATGTTGATACAGCTTCTTTCGTTAAAAAAATCAAATGGCCCGACAAATTAAAAAACCTTGAGCTATTAGGTAAGCATGTCGCGGTTAGTGCATTCAATGAAAAACAAGAGAATAACGACCAATCTAAAATGGTTGATGTACTTAAAGAGTTAGCGGAAAGATTGCCAGTATGATAGCACTGCAAACAAAAAGAGAACTGGACAGGTGGTATGAATTAAAAGAGCATGACGTACAAAGGGCGTTAGTTAACGCTGTATCTAATGGAATTAGATTTCCAGTGGTCCCTGCTGGTAGGCGTTCAGGCAAAACAGAGCGTGCTAAGCGGTTTGTTGCAAAAATGGGGATGATAAACCCCAATGAAATGTATTTTATCGCGGCCCCCACTAGAGACCAAGTTAAAAAAATTTACTGGCAAGACATGAAGAAGCTTTGCTTTTCTAGCTTATGCACTAAAGCTCCATCGGAGACCGAACTAACAATATTTCTTGATAACGGCACAAATATACAGTTAATAGGATTAGATAAGCCGGAACGTATAGAGGGTGTATTCTGGTCAGGTGGAGTGATAGATGAAATTGCAGATATTAAAGCAGATGCATGGGAAGCAAATATAAGGCCAGCGTTAGATACATTTAATCCTACTAGACCAGATTATAAGGCTTGGTGTTGGCTTATTGGCGTTCCCGATGGGCTTAATCATTATTATGATATGGCCCAATATGCGCAAAGTGCTAACGATCCAGAGTGGGGTTATTTTCACTGGAAAAGTGCTGACATACTTCCAGTTGAAACAATAGCAGCAGCTAAAAGACAGATGAGCACCAGGCAGTATAAGCAAGAGTATGAAGCTGATTTTATTGGTGCTACAGGTCGGATTTATGAGGATTACAGCACAGGTAACCACACTAGAGAGCTAATAAAACCTCATGAGCAATTGATGTGGATGCATGACCAGAATTTCACTCCGTTATCTTCAGCAATAGCAGTTAAAAGAGATAATTGCTTGTACATATTAGATGAAATAGTGCTTACAAGCGCTGTATCAAAGCAATCGGCACTAGAATTTGTTGAAAAATACAAAGACCATAAAAATAAACACGTCTTAATTTATGGTGATCCCGCAGGTAAAGCAGGTGAGAAACATGGGCACGCATCGGACTATACTGATATTGAGGGCGTGTTAAAAGCTAATGGATGGACTTACACAAGAAAAGTAAAACAAGCGCACCCTGCAATTAAAGATAGACAGAACGCAGTTAGAGCTAAGATAAAAACGGCAGACGGGCATATTAGCTTATTCGTTAATCCTGTTACTGCGAAATGGTGTGATAAAGGGCTGTCTACTGTTCAGCTTCAGAAAGGCTCCACATTTCAAGAGGATCAAACTAATCAATATCAGCATATAACCACAGCTATTGGTTATTGTATTGATTATGAATGGCCTGTTATTAGCAGAAAACTTACAACCCAAACAATACCAGGATTTGGATATTAATTATGCCTGTATCAACAAGACACCCTGATTACGTAAAGATGCTACCTAAATGGGAGCTAATGCGTGATGTATTAGAAGAGACCGTTAAAGAAAAGCGGGAAAAGTACCTACCACAAACAGCAGGGCAGAAAGCAGTTAACCTACCAGAAATATACGAAGCCTACTTAGCAAGAGCAGACTTTCAATCATTCACTTCTGATGGTGCAAGATCAATGGTTGGCTTGGTTTCTCGATTAGAAGCCAGTATTGAACTACCAACTAAATTAAAAGACCTAGAAAATAATGCAACCACGGATGGTTTTGGACTCAAACAACTCTTCAATCGTGTAGTTGAAAACTCATTAGGCTACGGAAGACAAGGGCTTCTTGTTGATGTTGACCATGAAGGGAAGCCATACTTAGCCTATTATGATGCCTTCTCTATCATCAACTGGAAATCAACCAACAACAACGGACGTAAGGATTTAACCTTGGTTGTTTTAGCTGAACAGTGGCTAAAAGACACGAATGATGAATTTGACCACGATACAGAAACGGTTTACCGAGTATTAGACCTGGACGAGCAGGGCAAGTATCGAGTAAGAATCTTTAAAGATGCTACATTAAGTGAGCCGGTAGAGACAAAAGAAAATATTCTTAATGGAGTAGATTACATTCCCTTTGTTTTTATTGGCTCAACCGATACCAGCCCAGAGATAGACCCCATACCCCTATGGACTATGGCAAAGTGTGCAGTAAAACAGTACCAGATCAGTGCCGACTATTACCACGATCTTCATTTAACCTGTCACCCTCAACCTTGGGTTAGTGGTTTAAGTGCAGAAGAAAAAATAGAATATTCAGGGGCCAATATGGTCTGGAAAATACCACAGGGCGGCAACTGTGGCTATTTAGAAATATCAGGTAATGGTATTGAGCGCAACCGTATCGCCATGAGCGACTTAAAAAATACTGCTTTAGAGTCAGGGGCAAGGGTAATTGATATTGGTGTTGAATCGGGCGAAGCACGACAAGCCAGACAAAATGACCAATATGCTACATTACACTCTGTTGTCAGTGTTGCAGTCAGCGCAATCAACCAAGCCCTCAAATACATCTGTGAAGTTGTCCACGTAGCAACAGAAAAAGACATCTTTAGCGTTACTATCGACTTTAGAGCAGCGGGTGTAGATGCTTCAATTCTTACAAGCCTTCTCAGTGCAGCACTGGCTAATAAAATCAGCATGACAACCTACTGGGATTACATCCGTACAGGAAAAATAACAGAACGTACCTACGAAGAAGAACAAAAGCTAATCGCTGAGCAACAAGACAACGAAGGATTACAGCTAGATGAGCCAGAAACAACTTAGAGATACTGCCATTCGTCACGCTGTCCTACTAGAACAACTAAAAGCGGGGGAGATAAAAGACCTACAAAGATACTACAGACAACTGGACAAACTCATTAGAGAGCTTCTAACCAGGCAAGAGCTAACAGAACTGACCCCAAAACGATATCAACAGTTTTTAAAGAATGCCCAAAAGGAAATACAAACAATACTAGAAGATATGGCAGAAAAAGTTAGTCATAAGCTTACTGATATAGCTCTCTATGAAGCTGAATTTGAGCAAAAAAATCTTACTAAGACATTAGGCGAGAAGTTTAAAAGCATCGCTAAAACAACCTTGATATCCTCTCTAGCCGTCATTCCTTTACAGGTTAGTGGCTCGATAGCTGGTAAGACTGTTAATGAAGCAATTAATATCATACCGATTGAATCTCAGCGGTTAATTAATGCTATCAAAGTAAGCGTTGCTCAAGGCAAATCTAATGCTGAGATCATCACCTCGATTAGAGGAACTAAAGCCAATCAATATACAGATGGCATACTTAATGTAAGCCGTAACAGCATTGATTCAACTGTTAGAACGTTAATTGGTCATACGGCTACAGTCGCAAAGGAAACTCTTTATAAGGCTAATGATTCCGCTATAGAGGGTGTGCAGTGGGTATCTACACTTGATCGAAGAACTACCTCTACTTGTGCAGCGTTAGATGGTCAAATCTTTAGGCAGGGAGAAGGTCCTAGGCCACCTCTTCATTACAACTGTAGGAGTGTCGTTATTCCCGTCACTCGACTCTCTAGGCTGTTTAGTCAAGGAACAACCAGAGCGAGTGAAACGGGGCAAGTATCAGGCGATCTTACCTATTACTCATGGCTACAGAGACAGAGCAGTACATTTCAAGATCAAGCATTAGGACCAGTAAGAGGTCAATTATTCCGTGATGGTGGTTTGAGTGCAGAGCGATTTGCACAATTACAAATAGACAGAAACTTCAGACCAATTACACTGGCTAGAATGAGAGAGTTAGAGCCGCTAGCTTTTGAAAGAGCAGGCTTATAAAGTTAAGTCGCCCCTAGTACTGTCGTGAGATAGAACGAAAGGGCGCATTATTTGCTCCTAGTATCGCTGTGAAGCGTCACGAAAGAGCGCATTATTTTATTAATACCCCTTAAGTGGGGTTTTTTTATGCCTGAAAAAAGGTAAACAACAACACCCAAGGGGACAACAATGCCATTAACAGCAGAGCAACTCAAAGAGTTAGGAATAGAAGTAAACGAAGATCAAGCAAAAGCTTTAAACAGTAAGTTTGAGTCAGAGCTTGAAAGTAGTGTAACTGGTTTAAAAGCTAAAAATAGCGAGCTGTTAGGGCTTCAAAAGCAACTAAAAGAAAAGCTAGGCTCTTATGCTGACCTAGACCCAGAAGCTGCTAGGGAAGCCTTAAAGAAACAACAAGAAATAGCTGATAAAAAGCTAATTGAAGAGGGCAAGCTTGACGAATTAGTCCTCCAACGCACTGAGCGCATGAAAGAAGATTACGAAAAGAAATACCAAGAACTATCAGGGCAAGCAGAGCAAGCTAAGAGTTTCGCCAACAAATTCAAAGGTCGCGTGCTATCCGATGAGATACGCGCAGCGGCTACCGCATTAGGTGTTATCCCATCAGCGATTGATGACGCTATTTATCGTAGTCGTGATCTATTTACCGTCGATGATGAAGGCAAAGTAATACCCACCGAATCAGCAGGGTTAGATGCCAAAGGCAATCCTCTGACAACAAAAGCATGGCTAGAAGCTATGCGAGAAAAAGCGCCTCACTGGTTTCCTATCGTTCAGGGAGGGGGGCGCCCGGCTCAGGTAATGGCAAGGCTAAATTGAGTAGATCAAAAATGAGTGCCGTGGATATAAAACAGTATATCGAAGATCACGGACGCGAAGCATATTTAAAACTACCTAAATAATGAGGGAATAATTAATGACAACTACCGTTAATACAGATATGGTTATTTATAATGACCTAGCACAAACCGCCTATCTTGAGCGTATTCAAGATGTAATTGAAATCTTTAATGTTTCATCTAGTGGAGCAGTGATTTTAAACAATGAGCTGATTGAGGGTGATCTACGTAAAAGAGCTTTTTATAAAATTGGTGGTGCTGTTGAGCATCGTGACGTTAATTCAGATGCCAAGGTAACAGCAAAGAAGATTGGCCCCGGCGAAATGGTTGGTGTAAAAGTTCCATTTAAATATGGCCCATACCAAACTACTGATGAAGCATTTAAAAGGCGCGCTCGTAGCCCTGAAGAGTTTTCCATGCTTGTCGGTCAAGATTATGCAGATGCGGTTTTAGAGGGTTATATTGAGTATGCGATGGCTTCTCTGAAAGCCTCTATCATGTCAAATGCAGACATGGTTGCTAACGCTAGTATAGCAAAGGACGGTAAGAAAACATTAACTAAAGGCATGCGTAAATTTGGAGATCGTTCAGCGCGCATTGCCTTATGGGTGATGGACAGTACGACTTACTTTGATCTAGTAGATCAAGCGATTACTGACAAAATCTACAACGAAGCAGATATTGTTATTTATGGTGGTCAGCCAGGAACACTAGGCAAACCTGTATTAGTTACAGATAAAGCTCCTGTCGATAGTATTTTTGGATTACAGACAGGCGCTATTACAGTTACTGAATCACAATTACCTGGTTTTTGTAGTTACTCTATTAACGACCAAGAAAACATTGCGATGGGTTTCCGAGCCGAAGGAACATTTAACCTAGACGTATTAGGTTATAGCTGGAAAGAAACAGCGGGGGTTAATCCTAATCTTGCTGCATTAGGCTCGTCTGCTAACTGGACTAAATACGCTACGAGTAACAAATCCACTGCAGGCGTATTGATTGATCTAAGCACAAAACCATAACATTAATAAACGCCCCTTTAAGTAGGGGCTTTGGACATGAGCATGGAACTAATTTATACAGAACGAACTTCAAATTTTGAAAAAGATAAAAGTTATCGTAATCCACAGTATTTTGATAAACCTGAAAAGGCTACAAAGGTTATTATTGAAGGTGATTATCCCAATATTGTAGAAGCTTATGAGGCTGTCGGCATTAAAGTAAGCACTGGAGCCGAAAAGGAAAGCGGCCCTATTAATCCTTCTGACATGAAAGTAGATCAACTCAAAGAAATTCTCACAGCCAAAGGCATAGAATTTCCTGATAATGCTAAGAAGGCTGATCTCGTAAAACTGTTAGAAGAAGCAGGCGGTGCATAATGGACTACATCAACGTTCAGGGTGCTACCGACTACTTCGGCAATACAGATTGGGCAGTCAAAGAAACACCTGAGCGTTGTGTACGGCTGGCTAATCTGTGGTTATCTAACAAAGGGCTTCCTAATCTAAATCCCATCCCTAATGAATGGAAAGAAGCAGGCTATGAGATCGCCTACGAGATCGGTAAGGGTGGCATCTATGCAGACAAACAAACTGGGGTTTTGAGTGAATCAATGAGTGCTGATACTGTTTCGTACAGTCAGACGCTCGCTAGTAATGCTGTCACAATCTCCAAGGGAGAGCTAATAGCAGATGATCTACTCAGGCCGTGGCTTAAAAGCTTTGGATTAGTCAGCATTCTTAATAAAGTTCCTTAATAAGGTGCAATCATGCTAAAAGACAAAATCACTAAAGCTCTGAGCAAAGCTTTCGATAACAAGCTTGCTGATGCTGTGACCGAGTTTGAAGGGATTAGGGTTACCAAGGGTAATTATAATCCTATCACGGGTGAATCAGATGATATAGTGACCAAATACACTGGACGCGGCGTGTTTGGTTCTTATGCGCTCTCTTTAGTTGATGGTGAATCTATTCTAACCACTGACCAAAAGCTCACAGCACTACAAGCAGAAGTTACCAATACCCCACAAATTAATGACAAAATCGAAGATTATACCGTCATTAACGTAACCAAAGACCCTGCCAATATCACATGGTCCATTCAGTTACGGGGAGGGTAATTTATGGCTGTAAGAAATAACAGCCTCTCTGCTCAAATAGACAACTATAGCAACCAAATGCAAGACAGAGCAAACGCCGCTGTACTAGAACTTTACGGTGAGCTTGTAAAAAATACGCCGGTAGGTAATCCTAGCTTATGGCTGAGTGGTTATCACCCTAAAGGTTATGTAGGTGGAACCGCGAGGGCTAATTGGCGAATTGTTGAAACGCCCGATAACGAAATTATCCATTCTACTAGCGTACCCACAACACCCACATTACCTACACAGTGGACAAAACTCTACATCATCAACAACGTGCCTTATATTGTTCCACTAGAATACGGTCATTCAAGACAAATTGAAGCTGGATGGATAAGGCGTAGTGTTGACCGATTTAACCTGATACTGCGAGGTCAAAATTGAAAGAACTGAACAGCGCATTTATGGTGGCGATTGAAGGCATTTTACCCTATCCAATCAAGTATGAAGGCAAGCTCTTTAAACCGCCTCCAGATGCACCGTGGATCGAAATAAAACACATCCCCACCACAACTGAACCACTGCAAACTGTAGAGAAGCTAGGCGGAATACTACAGATAGACATCAACCACCCACTCGATACTGGTGCACCCAAACTACTTGAAGATGCTGACCAGGTTAAAGCAAAGCTAGGACCTCATGCACGATTTGCTTATCAAAATCAATCATTCACAGTAAGGCGTGTTGAATACAGCCAGATATTGCAAAAAGAAAACTACAACCTCATTCACTTATCAATTTACTACAAAGCAACGATTAACTTTTAACTACCGCCGTGAGGCGAAAGAGGACTATTTTATGGAAACAAATAAACTATTTAGTTTACAAGGCCGTTTCTCAACTATTCAACGTAAAGCAGACGGCAGTTTAGACAATACAACAAAAACATGGCTTGGCAACGTAAAAGAAGCCAGTATTGAAATGTCCGTTGACAAAGAAACAATGAAAGAGTCTTTTTCAGGACAACGAGCTGATTACGGCACCATCATTACAGGCAAAACCTTTAGCCTTAATATGACATTAACAGAATGGTTACCAGAACCATTAGCACTAAGTCTTTACGCTAAAGAAGTTAAAGTTGACGCTAAAACAATTGCTGATGAAGAATTCCCGACAGTGGTTGATGGAAATACGGTTGTATTAGATGGTTATTTTATCTCAGATCTAATCATCAAAGACTCAACTGCAACACCCGTGACATTAAAAGAAGGCGTTGATTATGAAATCGTTTCTGATATATCAGGCGATATTAAAATACTCAACACCAAAACATTCAAACAGCCCTTCAAGGCGAGCTATAAATCATCTGAAGCAACAGCACTTTATCCATTTGCCAATATCCAACCGCCTGAGCGCTGCTTAGTCTTTGAAGGGATTAACACCCTAACAGGTAAAAACACCTACATTGAAATGTACCGTGTTCAATTTGACCCAACCAGTAATTTTGGCTTGATTAATGAAACCTTTGGCGAGCTACCTTTAACCGGTACGCTTTTAATCGACTCACAAAAAACAGGCAAAGATCAGTTAAGTGGATATATGCAAGTTCTGACAATGGAATAATTATGGCCAAAAAACGAAGTTCTTCTGTAAAGAAAAATGACGTTCATGAGCTAGAAATTCTTTTTCCTGAGCGTTCTGTTGAAATAGCAGGACGCTTAATCACCATAAAAGAATATTCTTTTCTAGAAGCTTTGCGCTTATTGAGTGTAGCTGAACCTATTATCAACGCATTAAAACAAAAATACACCGATATTCCAGGATTCGAAGAAGCTCAAGATCTACTATTAAAACACAAAGCTGAGGTTGCTTTCCTGGTCAGCCAGTCATGCAATCTAACGGCACAAGACATAAGTCAACTAACAGAGGAGGAGGGAGTAGTACTACTGGGGGTATGGTGGGAAGTGAATAAACATGGACTGTTTGAATTCTTCAAAGAACCAAGCAGTAACACGACCAATAAAAACAACCATGCATGGACCAACAACATCACCTACTTACTAAAAAATGGTTTTAGCCTAAACGACACAAAACAACTCACCATACGCCAACTAAAACTTTATACCCAATCACTAGGTGAATCAGAACGGCACAAAATGGCAGACGATATAACCGTAGTAAGCGTGGGAACAAATGGCGGTAAAGAGACCGCTAAGATCGTAAAAGACCTCAGAAAATAAAAACAACATATAGGAGGTTGCACTATTAGTATAAATAATAAACGAGATCAACTTTTATTCATTTCAATTCAGCAAGCTAGGTTAGCTACCGAAAAAAGACGGTTGCTTTCTCCCAGCCGTCTTTGCTTGCCTTTTTTTTATTTAACTGCTAAACAAACAGCATCTAGAAAAATAATTGATTATATTAACTAATTAAATCGTTTATGAAAATATGGCTGGTATTAGCTGTATAGGGTTTGTCCAGAGTTATATTTTAGGATAATATTGTATCAGTAAACCAAACGCACAAGGAGCTACTGAATGGCTTTAATTAAATGCTCAGAATGTGGTAATGAAGTATCAGATAAGGCTGCTGCATGTCCTAAATGCGGTAATCCAATAAATGAAATAGAGTCGCCGAGAGAAGCTACGACAAAAACCACATCATCAGGAGCTTTGGCAAAGTTTATCGGGTTTATGATGATTGTTATAGGTATGTTTATGGCAATTGCTGGTGCTTATGGCAGTTTAGGGGGGGTATTGATATTTATTGGAATTGTATTATTTATAATGGGTAGATTTAAAGACGGATGACCTAGCAGTTATAAGGATATTTAACTTTAGCTTAACGTCGTGAGACGTGGAGAAACGAAATGACAGACGGAATTAAAATCGTAGTAGACGCTACGGATGCAGAAAAAGCACGTATTGAATAAGAATCATAGGTGAGTTAGTATTTATGGAGGACGATTAAAAAAATAATTCTGAATGAGGTTGTTATGAGTGAGAGCAGATGGACTTGGTTAGTTTTTGTTGTATGGTTTGTTTTCGTAATTACAGCATTTATATCTATTGGCGTTTTTTGGGATAATAAAACTATAGAGCAGGTTACGCGTTATGGCTTTACGGAACGAGTATTTAATTATTACTCATTACTATCTTGTATATCCACAATCGTAGGTGCTTTTATTATGGCCGCAACTATATCTATGATTGAATCAATTTACAGAGTTGTTGTAAAGCAAAATAATCGGCAATAACAGAGTGTTCATAGATTAACAAAATGGAAAAATGCATTATTGAAATTTTGATGTATAAAACCCCTCTAAATGAGGGGTTTTATTTGTCAGATATGTTTAGGAGATATTTATAGATTTTTTTGATAGTCAGTAATAATAAGTATATTGGGATCGCCAACATCTATTTCTATAAAACATAGATGATGCCCCCCTTCATGAAAATCCCACAGTTTTTTCTCCCACTTTCTAAATTTTGGATTAGATTCTATGAGAGCAGACATTGCCAATACTAACAGTGGCTTTAATTCATCAAATGGCAAAGAAAAATCTACATCAAGATAATTTACCGCTGATCCTTGTATAACTCGTGCGATGTTTTTCTCTAAGTCTATAACTTTTACAGTGTTAGTATTCTCGTTATGAGACTGCGGCATAATGGCTTTTTTAAGATATTCTATAAAGTTTTCAGGTAGTAGGTTTGCACTAGAAATTGAAGTTTCTTTTGGTGCTGAGTAACTATTTTCTAGTCGAGCAATAAGCTCAGCGTTAACCGATCTATTGTTTCTATCAGCAGAATCCTTAAGTTTCTCGTAAAGAGAATAAGGCAGTCTAAATTGTGATCTATATATATCGTCTTTTTTCATGTCACTATATTGACACTATTTAATATATTTTGTATAGTGACAATGTGTCACTAAAAAGGAAGATTATATGCAAAAAGAAATAGTAAGAACACAAGTTAGGTTTCCTGTAGAGATTATGGAGTCATTAAAAAGATGGGCTAAAGATGATGGTAGATCATTAAATTCTTTTTTATTGCAAATGGCAAAAGAGGAGAAAGAGCGGAGAGAAAATAATGCGAGCGAGAAATAAAAAAGCTTTAAGTGCGTCAACACCTAAAGCCTTGTAGAAACTAATCCCCACAACCAAATAGGAATATAGTTATGAATAATATTACATTACAAGCAACAGAAATTCAATCCGTATCGTTTCATAATCAATCTATCGCTGTTTTAAGTTACCAAAGTAAACCTTATGTAGCTATGAAGCCTATAGTAGAAAATATAGGTTTAAGTTGGACTGGGCAGTTCAAGAGAATTCAGAGGCATAATGTATTGAGTAGGGGTGTTGTCATGATAACAATACCCTCTAGAAGTGGTGAACAGCAATATACTTGCCTGCCTTTATCAATGCTCAACGGCTGGCTTCTTGGAATTGATACTAACCGAGTTAAACCAGAACTAAGAGAAAAGCTAGAACAGTATCAACTTGAATGTTTTGATGTATTATTCGAATATTGGACTACTGGCGAAGTTAAAAAGAAAACTAAAACCACAGTAGACCAAAGAACACCGTTAAGAGATGCCGTTAATCTTCTAGTAAGCAAGAAAGCTATTACTTACTCAGAGGCTTACTCTATCGTTCATCAACGCTTTAATGTTGCTTCTATCGAAGATTTACTACAAGATCAACTATCTCAAGCTGTAGAATATGTTCACAAGGTAGCGTTAGAGGGTGAGTATATCCCCAAAGAAATATCAACTAGCAGACAGGTAACCGTAAATAAAACCAATCTATCTTGCTTAATTAATAGCATGGAATGGATTTATAAATACTACAAAGAATATAACCTACTTGAAGTTAGTAGGATGTTGCAATCTGATTTTGGCGCAAAGCTACACGATCACGTTATAAGTGGTTATACCAGCTCAAGATCATTAAGTTAAAGCCCTAACTATAGAGCTTTTTAACACAACTAACAATGAAATTAATAGCAGCATAACCCTAGGGCGTTCGCGCCCTTTTTTAACTTATCGCCGTGAGGCGTGGAGAAATGAAATGACAGACGGAATTAAAATACCTGTAGATGCCAGTGAAGTTCAGGCGGCAAAAAAACAACTACAGATTTTAAAATCTACATTAGAAGAACTAGATAAAACAGTCATCAAAACAGATGGCACTTTTGGCGAGTTCTTAGACAGTCACGGCGCAAGAAACAACATACGTGATTTAATTACGAAAGTAACAGGGCTAGAGAAACAAATAACCGAAGCAGAGAAAAGTGCGGTTAAATTCGGTAATACAGCTGCAAGTTCAGCCAATCAAGCTAATAAATCATTTGCGAGTTTAAGGACGGGGGTTGCTGGGTTAGTTGCCTCTTTTCTCTCTATAGCAGGGTTTAGTATAGGTTTAAGGATGGCTAACGATTATGGACAGTTGGCTAGCCGTATAAAAATGGCTACAGAAAGCGAGGAAGAGTTCCAAGAAGTACAAACTCGCATTATGGAGACAGCTAATAGAACCTATAAACCACTAGCAGAGCAACAAGAATTATTTATTCGCACTAACTCAGCAATGAAAGAATTAGGTTACACAACAAATGATACCCTAAACTTTTTAGACAGTGTAAGTTCAAGTTTAACCGTCAACTCAGCCAGTGCAGAAGGTTTTGCTACGGCTGTAAATGCGATTAGTAAATCCATGACGAAAGGCGTTGTGAGTGGTGACGAATGGCGCGCTATTGTTAATACAATGCCAACGGCTGTTAGAGATATAGCCGATTACTTGTCAGAGGTAAGAGGTGGTGTTGAAGTTTCAGAAACAGAAGTGAAAAAACTTGCCGAGTCAGGGCAATTAATGACTCAGACATTTATTGAGGCGGCTAATAGGGTTAGAGAGTCAAAAAATGAATTAGCTGAAAATATGCCTACGACAATGAATGATGCTATGCAAAGATTCACGAATAACTTATCAAGCTACCTTTCAGCAGCAGATGACAGTACAGGTGCAACCGATAAGTTAGTAGGTGGCATTAATTTACTAACCGACAACTTAGAAGGGGTGGGTAAGATTCTTGCTTCTATAACGGCAGGAGCAATGGCGATTTATACAGCAAAAGTTTATGACTCAACAAAAGCGACAGTAGCTAGTACCTATGCAAAAATAGCAGATACGTTAGCGGAAAGGAATGCAGCGAAAGCAAATGTAGCAAGAACTGCGACAATTCTCGCGCAAACTAAAGCACAACTAGGGCTTACCGCTAACCAGTCACAATTAACTGCGGCAACTCTAGCGCACGAAGCAGCACAAAAGAGGCTAGCAGCTACTACTGGTATTTTAAAAGGATTGATGAGTGGTGGCCCATTAGGGTTATTAGGTGTTGTTGCTACGGTTGCAACTGGTTGGTTATTATTTAGAGATAATACGGAGCAGGCACGATTAACTCTCGATAAGTTTGGAAGCACTGCGGAGGAAGCAAAACAAAAATTAAAAGAGTTAAATACAGAGCAGGCCGCAAAAGGCGTAATGGATTTAAGTAAACAACTTAAAGAACAAAATTTAACATTAGAGAAAGAGGTAAACAAAGCACTAAGCTTAATTGATTACTGGAATAATGCATTATCAACACAGAGTAACAAGGGATATATCAGCGAAGATCAAGCTACAAAAGCACAAGAAGCTTTATACAAGATAAGAAAGGCATTTGAAAGCGGTGGCGATGGAGCTGAGAAGTATATACAAGAGCTTTATGAGATAAGCCCAGCATATGAGAGCGCAACTGATAGTTTACGTAATTACTCTAGTAGAATCGCTGATGCAAAAAAAGAAGTTGATAACCTGTCAGATGCTCTTGGGATTTATAAAAATCGTGTTGATGATGATACTAAGTCATCAAAAGAATCAGGTAATGCCAAAGTAAAACTTAAAGAAGAAACTAATAATCTTAACAGTGAAATACAAAAACTGACCAAAAGCCTAGATGAACAATATCAATCAGGACTAGGATTAGATGGAGCAATTGCCAGTATTGAATCAAAGATAGCAGACTTAGGTGGACAATCAGGAGAGGCAGCCGCAGAACTAGCCAAGCTTAATGATGCACTAGACAAGTTAAAAGGCGCAAAAGCCAAGCTTGATAACTTAAATGATCTTAAAATGTTAGAAGATATCAAAGAAAGCGCACGCACAATGCGAATGGATGAGTTCGACAAAAAAGCCGATAAAGTACAGTCTAGTACGCTGAGTGACGAGCAGAAAAAACAGGCGCTTGATCTGATCGTCCAACAAAAGGCTTATTCAGACTCTAAAAAGACTAGCAAGGGAAGTGCAAAATCAGGAAATGATAAAGAAAACTATCTTAAAAATCTTGAGAAAGAAGCAGCACAACTCAAACTAACAACCCAAGAGATCAGAGAAAGAGAATTAGCAGAAAAAAATCTTTCAGGAGAAATGCTGATAAGAGCTAAAGCCGCATTAGAAATCATCAATGCTGACGAAAAAGAACGCCAAGCAATGGCTAATACTAATGACAATATTCAATTACAGATAGAGTTATTGCGTTCATTAGGTGACGAAGCTGGCGCGGCTTCACTTGAGTTAAAAGCCCGTCTGACAGAAATGCGTAAAGAGTTTGAGAAGAACGGCAATACAGAGGGATTATCTTTATTGCCTAAGGTAGAAAGAGTTAATGATTTTAAGATACAAATGGATAGTATTAAATCAGAGATAGATAAATTATTTAACTATCAAAGCCAACAAGAGCAATCGATACAAGCACAAGTTACTGCTGGCATTATTACCCAATACGAAGCACAAAAACGACTAACTGAACTGCATGAAAAAACAGCTAAATCTGTTTCAGGAATGCTTCCTCAGCTTCAACAAATGTCAAAACTTGAGGGGGAAATGGGGCAGCAAGCATCAGACTATTTAACCCAAGTACAAACACGCTTGATCGAATTACAAGCGACAACAAACGAACTAGAAAACGCCTTTAGAAATGGCCTACAAGATGGCATCCAATCCAGTATTGACGGCTTAGTCAGAGGCACAATGAACCTGCAAGAAGCCCTTAAAAACTTTGTAGACAGCATTGCATCAAACATACTCAACGTCATTACTCAGAACATAGCACAACAAGCTACTGACGGCATTATGGGAGGGCTAAATAGTCTCAACTCAATGTTTGGCTTTGGGGCTGATACGGTAGCAGTAGGTATTGACGAAAACTCACCGCAAGCAGTGGCTATCAGCATAGCATCACAAGAAGGTGCTATGGCTATGCAAATGGGAATAGAACAGGGGGCTATGACAGCGGCTCAGGCTATTAGTAGTGCATTTAGTAGCATGGGGGCAATGAATGGTGGACTAGGCGGTGATGGTGGTTTATTTGGCAATGTAACCCAACAAGCTAGCGAAGCAGTGGGGGCTATCAATACCGTAAAAGCAACTAAAACAGCAGCAGATGCTTCATTAACGGCTTCTGCGGTATCTTCGGCAGCAACTACGCAGGCAACGACACAAGCGGCGGCGGCGAGTGCAACAGCATCATGGACACCAGCAGCAACGGCGGCCTCTGTCGCATCCTTTGGTTCTGCCGCAATGATTGGGCTCTCTGCATTAATGATGGTACTTACCAGTATGAAAGCCTTTGCAACTGGTGGACATGTAAGAGGTGAGGGAACAGGTACGAGCGACTCAATCCCTGCAATGCTCTCTAATGGTGAATTCGTAACTCGCGCTAAAGTGGTAAAACAGCCGGGAATGTTAGACTTTATGAAAGACCTCAACAATAGAGGTTGGGGGGCTGTTAATGATCTTAACCGTGTTCACCATTCAACAGGTGGATTAGCTGGAGTTCCTGCTCCTTCTGCGCCTAGTTTGCCAAGTATTAACCTTGCACCTATGGAAAATACCAACAGTACTACTGTTAAAAACAACATGATGCTTAATGTTATTGATGATCCTAACAAAGTTGGTAATTCTCTTTTAAATAACGAGCATACGCAAGATAGTTTTTATGTATTTTTAACAGAAAATAACCAGAGAGTTAGGCAGATTTTGCAATTCTAATGATAAATATAGAGGGCAGAATTACTGCCCTCTCATTTATTTAAAGTTGTTACAAAATACGTTATCCTATCATAAACTAATAGGAAGGATGGGGTTATGAAAAAAGTAGTTGTTGCTGGTTTAGTTGCGCTTATGGTTACGGGATGTTCTACCCGTATTGCAGATTTAACGGTTGTGAGTACTAAAAACTTTAATTTAAATTCAGGAAACCTAGAGATAGGTTCTCGGGTAAAAGGTGCTAGCACTGCGCCTGTTGTAATTTTCCCACTTGGACAGCCAAATTTAAAAGAAGCTGTAGATAATGCAATTGAAAAGGATAGTTGTGCGGTAGGCTTATCTGATGCTGTTATTTATTATAATCAATATGTTTTTATTTTTGGCTCTATAAGTATTTCAGTGAAAGGAAATTTAATACTTGATAAAAGTTTGCCCGGTTGTGGAGGTTACTCAGCGACCAATCAACAACCACAAAGAAATTATGCGCAACCAGCGGGCAATTCTTCAAACAAGCAACAACAAATAGAAGCTCTTCAACAACAGAACTTGCCTTATGCTGAGTATCAACGTCGTTATAATGAGATTATGGGAGAGTAATATGAAAAAACTTGTACTGGCCTGTTTATGTTTGGGGTTTTCTATTAATTGTTTTGCTGACAATGCTATTAACCCTAAGGGCTTATGGGTAAATAGAGTTACAACTGACCAAATTGATGACACTAAAACCTTTTATGCTTATCTTCCATCGCCAACTTGAGTATCAAGGTTTGGAAAGCCTATATATTTAGCTATAACATGCTCAAACAACAAAACAGATCTATATATAGACTGGGAAACTTTTATAGGAACAAGTAATCATAATGTAACTGTTAGGATTGGAGATGAAAAAGCCTTTACCAAAAGATGGCTGATATCGAATGATAACACGACATCATTTTATCCATCGTCCCCAGTCGCTTTCCTAAAGAAGCTTTCTGAGTCTAAAATAATGGTGGCAAGAGTATCGCCTTATAATGATAACGACCTAACTATTACCTTCAATTTGTCTGGGATAGATAAAGCATTACAAGAAGTGAGAAGAGAGTGCAAGTGGTAACTAATTAATTTTAGTTTTGAGGATGGGCTGGGAAGCATTACTTGATTAAGTTAATTTAAAGTAGCAATCAATAAACAAACCCTCCTAGTGAGGGTTTTTATTTGGAAATCAAAAAAATAATCAATCCTTGAATTGTCTTATGAAGCTCTAAATATAGCATTAAGAACTGTTATAATAAACGCGTTCTAAATAAAACTAAATTAATGTCGGGAGACATCAATGCCGCACATCATCGGAACAGTAGATGATAGTAATGGACAGTTAGCCCATTACAATCTATTAGAAGTCATACATGATTTTACAAGCAATAACGGTTGGGAGGTTTTGCGTTACGACACCACCAAAGCCAACCGCGAACTCATCATCAAAGGCAAAGGTTACAGCGGACAAGAACAAATCTACCTCTGCTTCTACACCTATCAAAGCGAAACCGCCGATTACTACAACATAGCAATGGGAACAGCCATTGGTTATGTAGCAGGCAACTCCATTACGACACAGCCCAATGTTATCTTTAGTGGTGTGCCTACTCATAACCGCCGCATTGATTACTGGCTTAGTCTCAGCCCTCAACGCATCACAGGTTTATTGCGTGTCGGTACGCCCGTGTATGAATCATTCTATTGTGGTAAATGTTTACCCTATGCGCTACCTAATCAATACCCATTGCCCTTAGTCTGCGGTGGCATGCTAAATGGAGCAAGTGCTACCCGTTTTTCAGATACCAACTATTCAATGCCCTACAAAGGCAATCGGGCTAACTTTAGACTGTTCTTTAATAGCGGTGTATGGCTACAGCCTGAAGTCTGGCCTTGGGTAAATACTAATCTAGTCGGCTCAAAGTACCTAAGAAGTTGCAATGAAGCTTACACCTTACAGCGCCTTATTTTAACCGACAGCAACAATATTTATGGCGAATTAGAGGGTATTGCTCACATTTCAGGTTTTGATAATGCCGTTGAAAATACCCTTATCATTGATGGTGTTACATGGGTGATCGGTCAAGATGTATCACGAACAGGGGTGAATGATTACTACGCAATGAGGTTAGACGCATGAGTTATTACACAGCAACCGCAAGCACCGCTAATGCACTATTAACCGCTTTACAAACAGGCTGTACTGAAAACGGATGGACGGTATCGGGTAGTCTGATCTACAAAAACAATTGCGTGATGGACGTGTCGATTAGTGGCAACGGCTTACGGGTTATTGGCGGAACAGGTCTAGCAAACGGCGCATTAACAGGCCAAATACTATTAAATGGTAAAAATACATTAGCCGCCTCATTGGCAGGTGTTGCTCAATCCATTAGCTATCCATTGACTTATCATTTACATGTATTCGATAAAGAAGTCTATTTATTCGTTAATTACAATGTCGATAACTGGTCATACATTGCCTTTGGGCAAAGCCCCGTAGCAGGGATAACGGGGACGGGTAACTGGTATGGCGGTATCGGAACGGGCGGTGATAACTTCTCGGATATACGCAATATTAACAACCAAGGACAAAACGGGCATCACTTTAGCTTGCTGTTTTCAAGCATGACCCCCTCTGGGATTATAAGCAACCAAGGGCAACAGGTTAGAAGTTTTATTCATCATGGGCTAGATGGTAATGAATGGTCAGTCAGTGGCGAGGGGGTTGGTAGTATGACCGCTAGCACATGGGCAACCCTACCCAGTCAAGCCAGTGCAACGTTGGTGACCGCCCCGTTACTCAATCGACAACCTAATAGCTATAACGGTGAGGCCATTCTACTGCCTATCACGCCTGCGGTTTATCACAAAGACAACAGTACGTTGGTTATCGTGGGCAATTTAAAACAAGCGCGTTACATTCGCATAGACAACTACGAACCGGGGCAAATTATTATCTTGGGCGATACTAAGTACAAAGTCTATCCATGGCTTAAAAAGAACACTGCCGCACGCGATGGAGAGAGTTACAACGGCTCAAATTATGACACCTTGAGACACAGCGGCACATTCGGTATTGCCGTACTGTATGAGGGGGAGTAAATGGCCGAAAAAATAGCCGTACAACTCACTGCGCCTCAAGGGGGGATTGATAATCCTAATCTATCGGGTGGGGTGTATGAGATTACAAGTGGGTGGCATCCTTACTCGCATTCTCTTGCTGAGCCAATGCTGTCAGGTACTATTGTTCGCAATAATTCAAATAAACCAAGCCGAGTGATTAACGCAAGCCTACTCACAAGCTACAGCGATGATTTTTACCACCGCATTCACATTTCACCCAGTCAGCTCGATTTAGGCAATATTGCCAGTACTCAAGAAGTGACCTTTTATGTGTGGAATGCCCACTTTACCCAAAAGCGGCTCACCGCCATTGCAGGCATAAGTGAGGGTTTAGTATTAGAGGGTAAAAAAGCCCCGTATGATTACCAAGCACTCGAAGAGCAAACCTATAAACTCACCGTTACCCCTGACGGCTCGAGCGTCATTGATGACAGTATAGTTTTTGCCTTTGATGAGGAACGCCCCAGTATCATCATTACAGGTGACCGCATTGTCGCCTTTGCCTTTATGCCCAACTGGCAAGACGGCATTACCGAAACCTTAGAATGGTCAACCGATATACTGACCAGTGAGTCAGGCTTTGAGCAACGTAGCGCGCTCTACTTAACGCCACGACGCACCTTTGAAGCAGACTTTATACTTCACCAAAACGAACGCCAATACTTTAATAATATGATGAGTTGGGGAGCGCGTAACTGGGCAATCCCTTTATGGCATTATATCCAGACATTAAACGTAGCGGCTCAACAAGGCGATAACTTTATTGGCTGCACCACACAAGACATAGAGTTTAGTGAAGGTGGCCTTATTTTATTATACCGTGATTTTACCACCTACGAGATCGCCGAAGTATCGGCGATCAGTGAAGATGGCTTAACGCTGAAACGCCCCTTACAGGCCGACTGGAAAAAAGGAACACGTCTTTATCCCGCAAAATCAGCTTACTTTGCTAAACAGCCCAGTCTTAGCCGTAAAACCGATAACTTACAGCTGGCCTCTATTACATTTTTCATTGATGACACCAACCCTTTTAAGGGCGTTGCACCCGAAGAAACCTATCTAGGCTTCCCAGTGTTTATGATGAAACCTGAAGAATCGAATGATTTAACAAGCCAATACCAACGCCTGCTTGAAACCATTGATAATAAAATGGCCTTGCCGTCAATGTTTGATAAAAGTACCTATAGCTTTTTAGTGCAGAGCTACCGATGGTTAGGCATGGGCAGAACCGAACAACGCCAATTTAGAGAGTTTATTTACTTTTTAAATGGTCAACAAAAAACCGCTTGGATACCGAGCCATGCGGACGATTTAACCGTGGTGGACATCGTTAGTGCTACCGAGCCAGTACTTGTGATAGCTCCTTGTGGTTACAAACGCTTTGCAAGCAATGACGCTGATAAAAAACACCTCGTGATTTATTTAAATGACGGTACGCATTATTTCCGAAAGATTATCGACAGCGAAGCGATAGACGGTAAAGAACGCCTCGCAATGGATAGCCCATTGGGTAAGCAGCTACAACCAAGCGATATTCGCCGTATTTGCTATATGCGCTTATGCCGTAGTAACAGTGATAGCGTAGAAATTAGCCATGTTACCGACAGCGAAGGACTGGCAGCGAGTCAATTAACCTTTAAACGAGTACGTGACAATGAACTATAAACAAATTGAACAATCTTTAGCGAGCCGTACCCCGATACGGCTTTATACGTTCAAACTGGGAGCAGTACGTTGGGACTACAACACCAGTAGCGAGACCATTATCCGCAATAACATCAAATACAAAACCATCAAGGGCGGTATTAGCGATCGTGGGATTATTGTCAGTGATGGCGGTATCAGTGATAACTTTACCCTAACCGCCCCGGCAACTATTGAAATCGCACGCCTTTTTGACAACATGCCCCCTAGTTCACGGCTGACTCTAGAAGTGGCTAATACCCACTTACAAACCGACGAAGTGATTCCGTCATTTTGGGGCGTGGTAGTGACTGTGACCGAAAAAACAGCCGCCACCGTTGAAATTACCGCAGGCCCTAACGAAACCATGACTAATCGTCCGGGTGTCACCTTGGTTTATTCGCGCACCTGCGGGGCAATGATTTATGACCATCAATGCAAGGTCAACAAAGAACTTTACAAGGTTAGAGCTGCTCTGCAACAAATCGCTGTATCTTCCGTGACCGTGAGCGAGGCCGCAAATCATCCTGACGGATGGTTTAGTGGTGGTTTTATTGAATACACCGACAGCAATGGCGAGTTAGACCGCCGTTATATCGAGCAGCATACAGGCACAACCCTCCATTTATGGGGCGGTACGCAAGGACTTAACCAAAGCCAAGCGATTAATCTCTATGCAGGGTGCAACGGTTCGCCTGATGCCTGCGCTAATAAATTCGATAACTCACTCAACCGCCAAGCGTTCGACCATCTACAAGGCTGGTCACCCTTTGATGGTAGTCAGATATTTTAAGGATACTTTATGTTTACAGCAATTATAGCGGTTGTGATGGTAGCCATTAGCCTATTTACTCAACCAAAAACACAAAAGCCCAAACCGCAGGCCATGAATGCCGATGACATGCCACGCTGCGAAGAAGGCACTAGCAAAGCTATTGCCTTTGGGCAAGTAAAAACCAAGGATTATATTGTTTTCTGGTGTGGTGGTTTTTATACCAAAGCCATTAAACAAAAAGGCGGAAAAAAATGATGATTACCATCGATCATGTAAAAGCACAGGGCTATTGCGCTAAAGGGGCAAGGGTATTTTTTAAAGAATACGGCCTTAACTGGCAAGACTTCCTTGCTCAAGGCATCGAAGCAAACACCTTATTAGCCACTCATAATGAGATGGCGATTGCTTTAGTAAAAAAAGTACAGGAGAACGAACATGGGCATGGGTAGTAAGAAAACCGTGATCGGTTATGAATACAATGGTACGGTTCACTCAGGCATTGGCCTTGCTATGGACGAGCTTTATCAAATTAATATTGGCGATAAAACCGCATGGACTGGCTCCATTAAACAAAATGGCTCGATTTTTATTGATAAATATAATTTATTTGGCGGTAAAAAAGGGGAAGGCGGGGTGCGTGGAACACTTGATGTCATGTTTGGTGGTGCGGAACAAGGACAAAACGGCAACTTAACCCGTTATTTAGGCAATAAAATCCCTGCCTTTCGTGGCACTGTCACCACCGTGTTTAGTGGCATGCTCGCTGCCATGAACTGGTATCCTAAAACTTGGAATTTTTACTATCGGCGTATTAAATCAGGATGGCCTGATAATATGCCGTTCTATCCTGAGACCATCGAAATAAGCCTTGCTAACGGGCAAATCAAAGCCATGAATCCTGCCCACATCCTTTATGAAAGCTATATTAGCAATACATGGGGCGCAGGCATACCGCGTGCCATGATGGATGATGAGGCTTATAAACAAGTGGCAGACACCCTCTACAATGAAGGCTTTGGCCTATGCTTTGAATGGAAAGCCACCGACGATCTAAAAAAGTTGCGTGAATATGTTTGCAGTCATATTGATGCAGTACTCGGAACTGACCCCAAAACAGGCAAAAATACTATTCGCCTTATTCGTGATGATTACGCCGTGGAAGATTTACCTGTGTTTGATGAAGATACCGGGTTACTTGAAATTAAGCTACAAACCTCTAATAATACTGAAGTTCCCTCGCAAATCATTGTTAAATTTAATGATGCGATTACTTTTCAAGAGCGTACAGCATATGCAACCAACCCGGCGGTTGCTCAAGGGCAAATCGGGCGAAACACCGAAACCAACGAATACTTAGGTATTCCAATCGGTGAACTGGCGACCCGTGTGGCCTACCGCGATCTAAAAGCTAAAACCAGTGGTATTAAAAGTGCCTCTATCAAACTAGATCGCAGAGCTTACGACATAGTCAATGGTCAACCTTTTAGAATAAAAACTAAATACCGTGCTAATAACATTGATTTGGTTGTGCGTGCCACCAAACGCAAAGAAAACTTCTTAACGGATGGCTCAATTACAATGGACGTAGTACAAGACGTATTCTCAACGCCGAAAGTGGCCTTTATGCCGATACCCGATGCACCCAATAGACCCGAACCACAACCGCCTGTACCTATCATTTATAGTCGATTACTTGAAGCAACTTACCGTGATCTCGTGTCTATCGTAGACCCTGCGAACCTAGAAAAAATTGATAGCAGCTCAAGCTTTATTTATGCTGTGGCACAATCACCTGCAAACCAATGTTATAGCTACGACATTGTGAGCCGAGTTAAAGGATCGGCTAGCTTTAGTGAGGCGGATGATACGGGTACATGGTGTGCAACTGCCTTAATTGCCAGTGATATTGGCTATTTTGACACGATTATCCATATTCAAGATGGGCAACTCTTAGAGGATGTTGAAATTGGTAGTGCGGCACTGATTGATGACGAGATCGTTCGTATTGATGGACTTGATCTCGCTAATAACCAAATCACCCTTGGGCGTGGTTGTGTCGATACTGTACCGACTAAACATAGTAAAGGGGTAATGATTTGGTTTATTGACAGCTCAGAAACAACCGACGGCGTAGAGTATAGCTACAACAATAATGTCGAAATAAAACTACTGCCCAATACTTTTAGAGAACGCCTAGAACAAAGCCAAGCTGAAACAAAGGCGATTAATGTTCAAGCCAGACAAGGACGACCTTATCCGCCGGGCAATCTTAAAATTAATGGTGCAGCGTATCCTGAAAAAGTTAATGCAGCTGCTCTCAATATTACATGGTCAGGCCGTCATCGTTTATTACAAGCGGATAAATTGATTGATACAACTGCTACTGATACTGGGGAAGAAGCCAATACGCGTTATAATTTAACGGTTTATCTAAACGATACACTATATAAAAAAGAGCAAGGCTTAACTGCCAAAGACTACTCGTTTACTCTAACAACTATCAGCGAACATCAAAGCTTATTGCATTTTGATAACAACATTATCGATGAAGCGGGCACTGTATGGACAAATAATGGCGTAACCTTTGAAAACTCACCTGATAAGCCATTTAATCAGCAAGCAATATTCGACAACAATCGGTTTATCCAAACCACCGATAATAAAAACTTATCCATTGGTGCAGAAGATGATTTTACTTTTAGTTTTTGGATAGAACCCACCTCGCTGACTAATAGTTATGCAACCATTATTGCTAATGGCTATAGCTCATGGAGTGCGGGAGCATGTTTTATTAACTTGTGGGGTGAAAACAGCCCTAATTCAACGCTTAGCTCAAAAATAGGACTAGGCAGCCGTGAAAGCTCCTATGAGTACGGCTACACCTCGATATTATCCAATACAATAATTGAGGCAGGTAAACGCTACCATGTGGCTATTACGCGCAGTAAAGGCACGATACGCTTGTTTTTAAATGGTGTTTTAGATGCAGAGCGGACAGGTAATAAACTTGTTTTTGATTTTTCAAGGTATGGCAAAACAGCTATTGGGCGAGATTATAACAACCCAGAGCCAAGCTGCTTTTTACAGGCCAAACTCGATGAGTTTTTATTTACAAAGCAAGCCTTGTATACAACGAACTTTATACCCCCGACTGAGCCTTATAGCAATAGTGGTGAAACAAGGGTGAAGGTTGAACTTGAAGCAGAGCGTGATGGCTTAGTCAGTTATCAAAAGCATAGTTATTCGTTTAAGGCGGGAGAGTAGAATAGAAAGTGCCGGGCGTTCCGAAATGGAAGCGCCTAATCATGTATTGGGCTGTTAGGGTGTTTGGTAGGGGGAGTTACTAGCCCTGTAGGTTAGGGCTAGTTCAAAAGATCGTTTATTTACCTATTAAGAGAAGAGTGTCAAGTTCTTAGAATGTCGTAGAGATACATAATTATAAATGTTATATAATTATGTTATGAATGAAGTAGAAATATTAGGCAGTATTGCAGACAGTGAAATATCGATACCGTTAGCCTTAGAAAGTGTCAGAGCTGGTTATCCAGTCGAAACCAACGCATATGTCCAAAGCATAAAATTAACAGACTATGTAACCACCAACCCAGCCGCAACCTTTTATGCACGAAGCTCGGTAACTGTTAAGAGTATAGGTATTAGCGAAAACGATATACTTATCATAGATAGATCAATAGAGCCTGAACACAATCATATTGTGGTAGCTATTTACCAGGGTGAACATGTTATTCGTCGAGTGCACAGTAGAGACAATGCACTATATCTAGTGGCGCCCAATGAAACAGTAAAGCCCGTCAGATTAACCGATCCGCTTGAGCAAATATTTGGTGTAGTAGCTTACAATGTTCATTCGCTTAAAAAACGAAATAAAAAGCCCTGCATGAGCAAGGCTTGATTGAATAAGAGTAGATCACTCTAATTATATTTTACTCAATAACTAATCGAAAATAATATTTTCCATCATCATCTCTAAATTTTTCGTTAAATGCCCTTTTACCGTTGAGTTGAAAATAGGCATTGCGTATTTCATCCAAAGAACCGCTTAATTCTAAGTATTCTATTTTAGAATTATCACATGCATCATTTAATTCATCTAAAGTATCTTCTACTTGGATAGTGAACTCATCTAATATATCTTCTAGAGGATATTGCGCTCTGAAAGTTTCGTTATCTTCTCTTTCAAATTTCATGGCAAGATGACAGGATCCAACATCTTTGTTCTCGAAAATTGGGCCCTCTATATGTTCATATTTTTCAGTGTTGTTATATTTATCTAATATAAAGAAAGTAATATTTTTCATGCTCTATTTTCCCATTTCCTATGATGTGATCTAGCTTTGTATTTTTAAGCCTAAAGTATATTGTGCTTATTAGCAATATTTCAGTATTTGATGGCGGTTTTCTTCTTCCTAAACTCCCAAGGCGCTACGGGTGCTTTATCAGCCCATAAGCCTACTTTATTCTTTTTGGCCTGTTCTTCTGCTTGCTTGTACTGCTCATTCTTCTTGGCAAAAGGGTAGTACCATGCCATTCCTTGATTGATCATTTTTAGGTTTACATCTATTTTAGATTCACACGGTTTTTCTTGTTTTGCTTTGCAATAAAAAATAGAGAGCTCAGTTACGAAAACCGTCCCTAAGGTTCTTTTATATTTATCTTGCCCACGTGCTTTTATTTCTACATGCTTATTGAATATTAGATCAGACAAAGCCTGTTTAGATTTATTACCAAAAGCCTGTTTTTTCTCAGGCGCGTCAATCTGATAAAGCCTAACCTTAATCTGCTTTTTATTGTCAGTTAAGCATTTGATTGTATCGCCATCCGTAATGCCTACCACTTTGCAATAAATGTCATTAGCAAAAGATAGATTGCAGGTGAGAAGGGCAGTAATTAATATTAGTTTTTCCAT